AGTTTCTTGTTGTGTCTATCTCTAGAATACCTCTCTTTATTGGTGCTATAATACTTTACAAAGTGCTCTAACACCTCTACACCTTCTCCCGTTGCACACACACGGTCTATGTGCGTCCTAACCTGGTATACAAGATGGTTCTTGATTGTTAATTGTGATATGAGTTTGTCTGCCTCTTTGACAAGGTCTTTGGTTTTTTGGTCCATGTAAATATTTACGCAGACCAGTATTTGTGGCTACATATTGCTGGAGATGATTGATGCTATAATAGTTAATAGTGTAGTGAGAACCATACCAAGAATCCAAAAGATTCTGTTATCGAGCCTGTCTAGGCGATCTTGGAAAAACTTTCTGTTTTCTTTTATATTGTGTTCTAACCTGTGTATACAATCATGTATATGGGTCAGTGACTCGTTTTTGATCTGCTCAGTCTCTTGATGTAATCTGATAACGTCTTCCTTTAGATCTTGGTTGGTTATTCTTTTAGCCATGTTACATTCCTAACATATCTTTTAATTTTTGCCATATATTTTTACAGCCTTTTTTAATCTTCGTCCACATATCCAATGCTCTCCCTTAATTGTGTTAATTTGTCCCGGTCTTGTTGTATAAGACAAGGCACATGTGTAGAATCACCGCCTTCTGCAGGATGACTCCATAAGAATTCACTGTGTGTGTACTTTTTGTTCATTTTGTCTGCTAATTGTTCTAATTGTTTTGCTGTTTTGTTTTTGTATACGAATACAAATGCTTCAAACTTGGTTGCAGGAAATGTACAAGCAATAGTGCTTAAACACTTCTCATCATTTTCCCATACCAGTATTGAATCCATTAATTTATAACTCCAAGGGCATACATTTCGTATACGAGAGAAGTACTTTACCCAAGTACTATCCTCTTTTGCTACCTTTCCCACCTCTTTGACCTTTCTTTTTCTTTTTCATTCCGCCTCTTTGTCCTGGCATATTATTCTCCTTTTTCTAGTTTACTAATTTGTTGGCTACTGGCATTATACGTCCTCATATCTCCATTCTGTGCCTGTCCAAAATGCTTGTTTTGTGTATCCTGTATCAAAATCATAGTATTGACCTATTTGTGGACTTTGATCTGTACTTGATATACCACTTTCAGTAGGTGCTTCAGGTCCTGCGCCTATATATTCTCCTGTTTCTGTTCTATACCAGTAGTACATTAGAATCCTTTGTTTAGTTGCGGGGATTTCAACACTTCACCATTTGTTGCTGTGCCTGTGGTATCTTTCTTAGCAATATTAGTGCCACCATTAGGCACAAAATACACATTACCATTACTACTTGCTACAGCACCTACATTATCACCTCTGTTATTGCTTATACCAGTGTTTCTTGTAACAGTATTTGCTTGAGTGTCAAATATGTGTTCTTCTGAACTGGTTAAATTAAAGTTAGCAAAATAAACATTACCATCTGCTCCTAAGGCACCGCCAATGTATGCTTGATTAGTAGTACTCCAACTGACACCATAAGTATCTACATAAAAACTATCATCACTGGGATCGAATACAAATATACCATTTACACCATATGTAACGCCGCATATTCTACCATCTGCCATCATTGCGCCACCTTGACATGCACCTATGTTATTACCTATTACACTACTGACATCTACATCAGTCCAACTGTTACTGTCTTCATTGTAATAACTTACTTGTTGTCCATTGAATGGCATAACATACACATTGCCATTCATATGTGCTACTGGCCCCATGTATTGAAAACTTTCACTGAGTGTTTTTGTACTTGCTTTAGAACATGCGTTGGTGTCCGGATCATATATTGTGAACCAACCACCACTGTTTCTAGGCTGAAACATAACTTTACCACTTGGTAGTGTTACTCCGCCAATGTTTTGTGTATTATAATCGCCTGTGGGTGTTAATTCTGTATGACTTCCATCTGCAGGATTAAATTCTAATAACGTTGAACTCGAAGGATTACCAAATCTAGGACAGTATATATTGCCATTTTGTGCTAGTGCGCCACCTGTGTATTCGTTACTAACTAAACCACTTAGTGATATTTTTGTAAAACTGTCATCACTAGGATCTAACTCTAACATGTTGGTTTGTCCTCTAGGACACATGTAAATATTGCCGTTGTCTGCTGTAACACCGCCTCTATAACCCATGCTACTAGAACTTACTAAACTGGCTGTGTAGGCACCACTTCCTGTGAAATCATTTGTGACTTGTGATGTAAATTCACTAGATGTCATATATCCAGGCCAATCGTAATTAGTACCGCCACCACCACCACTACCTGGTGTTGTTGCTACCCCGAATAATCCTTGTCTTGCACTAAATGGCATGATTAAAATTGTGCTTCAGGTAACCAATGATCAGCAGTTTTATAATCATATACAAAACCACCGTCATAAAGTTCTTCTGCCATTGGCCTATCTGCGCCTTTAGATACCATGTAATCTAATATTTCTTCTTTAGTTATTTCTAATGAATTCATTTAAACTCCTATTTGTAATCATTTGTTAAACTTGCTAGGTAATCGGTACCATCATAAACAACACTTATAACATCAATGTTACCTGCGCCTGTTGATAGTGTGCTGTTACCTCCAGCAAATTTAAATGAACTGGTTAATGCGTGTGATCCTACACCATCTTGTGTAATTTTTATTGTGGCACTTGTGCCTGCTACAGCATTTGCTATACTATTGATAGTTATACCACCTGTTGCTGTTACTGTAAAAATAGTACCTGTGTTAGCATTTAAACTGCTACTAATATCACCACTTTGGTTGCCTAGTGCTACAACTGTTTCATTAAACTTCTTGAGTACTGTATTGTCACCCTGTAAAGCACCTGTGGTTGTAACATTACCACCACTTACATTACCTGTAGCAGTTAATGAACCAGTTGATGTTATACCTGTTGTGGTGATATTACCACCACTTACATTACCTGTTGCTTCTACTACACCAGCACTATAAAAACCTGTACTTTGTACGTTTGCCCACTCAGACGTTACAGCACTACAATCATTTACAACATTAAAACTTGCTACTCTCGGTGCGTAACCAAATGTAATTATACCATTTGCCCCAATGCTTGTATTTGAATCATGGTATATCAAGAAAGCATTTTTACCACCATCTGTACCTCTAGCCAAATGTCTTACACTGACAGCATCAGTGGTTGTCATGTCGCCGTCTGCTGTTGCGTGTATAAAGGCTGTTGGCAATAATGTGCTTTGTGCTGTTCCGTCTGTACCTTTTTGGCCATACCAAGAATACTTACCAATTTCCATATTGTCTCTGGTATACCAGTTTTCAGCACCACCTAAAGCATCACCGTGATATTGACCTAACATCACTCTAGGACCTGCTACAGTCATAAACGTGTTTGATGCTTGGAATGTATTACCTGTATGTTGAAAGAAGTTCATTCCTGCTGAAACATTAGAATTGCCATTGTAAGCATCTTTCCAATGTGCTAAACCATCATGATAAATGTTTATACCAAAGTTGTTTGTCATTTCACCTGGCAATTGTCTTCCTTTCAATGAACCTTTTTTACTACTAGATATAACAATACCGCCAGGGAATCTATCATATTTAGGTAACAGTCGGTAATCATCTCCATTACTAGGATCTAGTTGTTCTCTGAAATCTTTGTTATGAAGTGTTTCTTGAACAGCCGTAATATTTGTTAAGTCAGGATAAGAAAATGCGTTAGGACCTATTGTAGCACCGTTGTCGTCTACTACTGTTGTGCTTGTAAAAGTATTGTTTATATTTGATAAAGTACTGGAATTAGCACCATTTTGATTATCAAATCTGCTTTGAGTCAGCCATATACTTTGCATGGCAAATCTTTTGTATGTGAAGTCTGAACCAATACCTGTAAGTGCCACTGAAGGGTGCGAAGCAGATGTAAAACCATTATCCATCATAGAGTGTGTTAAACCAAACATACCATATGTGGTATCATCAGCACTATATGTTTGAGATATAGTTGCCATACCAGTCATTTGAACGTTGGCATTACCACCACTATCACTTGAAATTAAATTTAGTGTTTTAGTACCTACAGGGAATCCACCTGGCATAAAACCTCGAGGATAACCATAACCACCAACCAGTGTCATGTAATTAACATAATGATCTGCTAAATCAGTGTGTGTTTTACTTGTGGGTGTACCTGTACCCCAGTTTACAAAATTACCATCTGCGTCGGCAGTACTTAAACCTGTAAATTGTACATAAGGTGAGCCTGCTGTGGTTGTAACTGTACCTGTGCTTGGAAAGTCACCTCCTCCCGTACCTGTGCCTGTTCTACCGCAGAATATACCACCAATATGCGTGGTTGTTATATTGGCATTTGCATTTGCGGCTTGCGTAACAGGTATATCATATATGCCCGGATAACCCCATGTTTGAACTAATTCATAACCTCTATCTGTGATTATACCTGATCTAAATTCGGCATTGTTGTGAGTTATTGCTCTTAAAATTGCATTACCTTCGATGACAATACCGTCATCAGTTAATGGAAAATCAATAGCATAATTATTGATTCCTTCTATTCTTGCTGTATTATGGACATTGGCTCCGCCGGTGCTTGACTCAGTAACAAATAAATTACCATCAAATGTGCCACTGGTACTACTAACATACAAATTACCTGATATTATACTATTACCTTGCAAGTCTACATTTGAATTTGCTCCAAATGTTGCTCTAAATGGTGCAAAACCAGTACCTGTTGTTTGAAATACAATACCAGCATTTGCCGCCGCATTACCTATAGCAATGTTGCCTGCCAATACATTAGCACTTGTTGTGATATTTGAGTTTACGCCTGCGGCATAATGTGCTGTAACATTACTGTTTGCTCTGTCTGATGTAAAGTATAAATTTGTATTTTCTGGTACTATGCTTGTATCTAAGACTGCTGTACTGCTTTGATTACTGCCATTGCCTATAAAGATATTACCGTCATTTAAGTTAGGTGTAGCATTTGTACGACCAGCACCTGTAACAGTGATCTTACCACCAGTGCTACCACCTTTTATGACTTTACCAATCTTTTGTATAAGACTGCTCTCACCTGTGGGTGCTGTATTTTGTAGTGCGCCTGGTGTTGTGCTGACAAATAAACTGTCACCTGTTGTAAATCCTGTGGTATCAAAACTGGTTATTTCACCATAAATTACTACATTACCTGTTGAACTACTGCTAATTGCTTCTTTTGTGACACCAAATACAGGCATCTTTGCGGCATCATCGGCATCTGCTTTAGATACTTCTGGATTGTCTCCTGTGCCACCACTAATATATACAGCATCGCCTTTTGCTAATGTTTCTGCGGCTATACACACTCTTACTATGTTTTCTGATGTTACATCACTGGTAACATTTGTTAATTGACTACCATCTCCTATAAAGTATGCGGCAGACATGTTTGCTGTTGTTGTAACATTGCCTGTTAAATTTGTTATAGCACCTGTGTATGCGCCAATGGCAGTATTTGCTCTATCTGTTGTATAATATAAATTGTCGCCTTCTGTGATATCTTGTGTGAATAAACTTTCGGATATAACACCTGTACTACTATCATAATCTATGTTACCTGAAGCACTAATATTGCCTCTGGCTCTTGCGGCAGTAAAGTATAAATTTGTTGAGCCTTCAGTTAGATCATCTGTAGTTTTACCACTAAACAATGCTGAACTATCAATGCTAATTTGTCCATTTGCTTCTAAATTTATAGGTGAAACATTAGAAAAATGTGCTACTACTTCTGCTTGACTAGGTCCTGTGTATGTTATGACACCTGTACCTGAGTCATATGCTAAACTACCATCGCCACCTGAATCTGTTACACTAATGTTACCACGTGCTCTTGCGGCTGTGAAGTATAAGTTAGTACCTTCTGCTAGGTCACTAGTGCTTGTTGGTATTTTGTATTCTGTGCTACCATCATTTGAAAACTTCCAACTATCTGAACCTTCATCCCATAGTATATATGTGTTTGCACTCGAACCTCTATCCACAAATATCTGTGAATTAGCACTTGGTGAACCTACAACACCATATTGTAGTGTTATGTTACGGTCTTCTACAAATAAGTCTACTACTGTTTCTGAATTTATATTACCTGTTACATCTAGGTTACCGCCAATACTGACATTTCCTGTTGCTGTTAAACTGGTTGCGCCTGTGAATGTACCATGTGCGGCACTGGTATTTGCTGTTGTACTTAAATTAGCACTTGCGTCTAATCCATTTGCTTCTATAAATGTTTTTACATCAGCATTTGTTAAACTGTTTATTACCGCAGGTGTAAAATCAAATACACCTGTGGTATTATCATATGTTAATGCGCCAGCACCACTTGGTGTGCTTGTAGTAAGACTTATATTGCTTCTTACTCTTGCTGGTGTAAAATATAAATTTGTTGTTCCTTCTGTTAAATCATCAGTAGTCTTGCCTGAAAATATAGCACTTTCGTCAACACTAATTTGTCCATTTGCTTCTAGATTTATGGGTGATACATTTGAAAAGTGTCCAATAACTTGTGTAGGTGCGGCGGCTATTCTTGCGTTTGCTTCTGCTTGACTCGGTCCTGTATATGTAAATACACCTGTAGTGTTGTCATATGCTAAACTTCCATCTCCTCCTGCATCAGTAACACTTATGTTACTTCTAACTCTGGTATTTGAAAAGTATAAATTTGTTGAGCCTTCAGTTAGATCATCTGTGCTTCTTGCTGTAAATATTGCGACTCCATCGACACCAATTTGACCGGTGCCTGTATCATAATTTATAGCACCTACATTAGAAATACTGCCTCTAATGTCTGATTGAGCAACACCAGTGTATTCTATATCGCCATTTGTTTGATCAAAAGCAATATTACCATAACCACTAACATTAGTTGTAGTAATTGTGCTGTATATATCAGAGTTGCTAATACCTGTGTATTGAATTACACCATTACTTGATGCACTATTATCATATGCTAAATTACCAAAGCCACCAAGATTACTTACACTTATACCTTGTCGTATCTGTGAGTTAGAAACAACTGATATGTTACTTACTGATACATTTGAAGTAGTTGTTGATACGTTTACTATATTATTGGTAGAATCAACGTTTATAGTTGGTTCTGATACTGATACTATTATGTTAGCCATTTAGTCTCCTAGGATGTTGGAATAGGTGTAAATCCTGTGCTAAGTTGTGGATTGCCTATTGTTACGTCAGGTTCATACCTTTCAATTACTGCCCATCTATGCGATGTTGTTGTATTTGCGGCAGGATCTGTCCATTTAAAACTTACTACTGTAATAGGTACATTTGCTCTAGCATCAGGTATGATATTACCTGTGTACCGTTGACTTGGTATTGTGAATTTGACAGTTCCACTTGCGGCTGTAGTGGTATCAATAAAACCACTATCTATAGTGGTATTACTACCAAAACTGCCTACTACATTAGACTCTGTAAAATTTGGATCGCCTGAAACACGATCATATGTTAATGTATCAACTACTATGGTTTGATAATCGGCATCGAATGTATACGTTGATACATCAAAACCGTAATCGTATGTGAATTGACTTTGACTTGACGGGAACATTTCCAACATCTGTACGTTGTCTGCTCCGCCAATGTAAGATTTAAAAGATAAAACTCTACCTGACATAACTACTCCTGAAGGGTATTGCTATATCACTGAGGCAATATAGCCATTTTTATTACTTGTATATTTATCGAATTAACTGGGTTCTGATGGCCAAATGACGTTTGCAATATCCGTTTCATCTGCGTATGTGTCTGGCAAATCTCTAAGTGCTTGTCTATATGCTTGCCATTCTGCTTTTTTGGCATCACTTAATGGAGAGTCAGCACCTACCGTCCAGTCTGTGCCTTTTAGTAAATTATGTCTTTTATCTCTTATCCATCCTGGGACATATATAGCCACTGGCGGTTTTTCTTCTATAACATGTGGTTCTACACTTACATTTACTTGATATTTGTTTTGTGCTACAGAACCTTCTATGTATGCTAAATTACTATCTCTGCTAAGTGTTTTTGCTAACATACGATCATTGGTTGTTAGACTGGAATAAATTATTTTTCCTGTGACTTTATTATAAAGAATAACCTGTTTCATTAGAATTGATCTCCATTTCTAATTCTCTGTATATCCAGTTTCATATTCTCATAACCTCTTTGACTGGTGCCTGCTGTTTGGTTAGAGGTGTTATATCCTACCAGTCTTATTGCAATACTTGCCATTTGATCTGTGACTGTGAATTTTGTTGGACTATTTACTGTATCTGGTTGTTCTGAACGATCTGAATATGTGGTTCTGCTGTCTACCACATTGGCTTGTGTTTCACCATTAGCATAAGTTACATCTGCTTGTACACCATAACCATAATCTGCTGTGGTTATACCTTGATGACTTCCTACTGGTTTTGCGTTATTGTTAATTGTGTATTCACCACTATCTACTTCTCTTAAGTCAACATCTACTGGTGCATCTTGTAAATCCTGATATGTTGTTCCAGCATTTAGATCTGTTTTATCTTCTGGTGTTGCAGTTATCTGTGTTCCTGCGGCTAAATCACCCATGCTTTCACCATCAATTTGTTTTCTATTTCCACCACCGCCATATATGAAGGCTGTACCACTTACAACATTTGCAGTTTGGAAATATCCTACTGGTTGTAATGTTGTTTCTACCGTGAATGTACAATCATGTAGTCCATCTAGACCACCTAATACAGAACCTGATACTGTGACATTATCACCATTGTTATAACCACTACCACCATTTGCCAAATAACTACCACCTGATACTGCTGGTACAAAATAGGTTAAATTTACAAAATCTTTTTGTATGTCAAATTTAGCACCTGTGCCTGAGCCTGTTGTGCTTTTTTGTGAGACACCTTCATAAAAGTGTTTGTATACACTTGGTGGTGGAGGTGTATCACCTGGAGGATTAGAAATTATACCAGTTGGATCATCTTCTACATCACTTTCTGTTATAGTTGGTTCTGTGTATACACTTGCGTCATACTCTAACAGCAATAAATTACACAATATCATACCATCTTGACCTAATGCTTCTGTGTTTTTCATTACACGAAATAACTTGTCACTAAATCCATAATCACTATTAGTTAGTTTTACAACATCACCGGCGTCTATTTGTAGTCCTGAGAAATCACTGGTGCATTCTACAACC